GTCTAGAAAACGTATCCCAGCCCATAAAGTCAAATTATCATACCGCAAGGTTGATAAGCTTTTGGTTCAGGGTAGCACCCTGCATAAAAAATCAGCTAAGGGAAGGGCTTTGCCAGCCCAACCCCGTGCATCGCACAAAACACACGTTAAGTATCCGCAACAGGTGGTGTGGGAAGGGAAGAGGACTCGACCGCGACAGGCACGGCCGTGGGAGCAAAGATTTTTATCGCCTCAGCCCACGATCCCGTCACCGGAGTGGGAAGGGAGGAAAGTACAACCATGGCAAGTAGGGTCTAAGTTCCTCCCGGGTCGTGCTATGCACGACCATATCCACGCAATTGTAATGTCCCAGTGGCAGCGCATGGAACGTAAGGATCCAATACTAAGCACGGAGACCGACGAGCCTGAGCTGCCCACTAGGGCTGTGCCGGGGCCGGCGCCAACACAGTCACGAACTTTTTTCCGATTAAGTTCAAGGCTGGCTGGAGAGGCAAAGGCCCAGGAAGTTGCTGCGAAGCCTGAAACTGACGCCCCGCCAGCGCCATCTATGGCGTTGGTTGGGGGCGCAGTTAAGGCTGCGGTACCAGTGAGTGAAGTTGTGGCAGCGGGTGTGAAGCCTAAGATTGGTGCGCTGCTGCCGCCGTCACTTGTGGCCCTGGCAGGTGCCTCATATGTTGTCGCGCTCCCAGTGTATGGGAACCGGGTTGTAAAACCGGATGCCCATCACACTCAGGAGTTGGCAACTCTTCGCGCTGCCAGCAAGCATGTACGTGAGACGTTGGAGGTCGGAGAGCAATTCGCTAAAGATATGCGCAAGTTTGAGAGGCACGTGCCACGTGTCTATCCGCGCCCGCACATTCGTGTGGTGCCGCTTGTGTCTGCGATTGTGGGGGCGGTGACTGCAGCAGTTACAGTGCTATATGGTTTACCTAAATTGTTATTTGCACCAAAACGCTGCAATCCCGTACCCTTCTTCTACCCCTTTTGCGGCGGCCAATATATTTGGCGGGATGTTGAGACCCATTCAGTTACGATGGGCGGGCAGGTAGCAACGAAGTGCGCAGAATACGTACCCGAATGGGTGGCAACGAGATGTCAGCGCTACCTGCCAGGCCCATTCACTCTCAAAGTCGCATTGGGGGCCATCGTCTGCGTTGGAAGTGCAGTATTGTGCGGTCGCCTGATGTCATGTCCGGTATGGACACGTACATCGGCGGCGATTAAGAAGGCGCTTTACACGACACCTGTGGCGCCTGACATTTTGACACAGTTCAAAGACCTTGCTGCAGAGCATGGCTTTGATCTGAACCTCTTAGCAAAGGCTTGCCACGAGGCGTCATTCACGGACTGTAGTCCGGCGTCGATACGACTTGTCAGGGCAAGTATTGACAAGCAAGTGAGCAAGCTGAATGTGGGTGTGGCGGAGGGAATTGCCTTAACGCAGAATTACCTCACCGTCGCCTTCACCAAGAATCCCCTCATTAAGGACATCGTACGAGTTTACTCGGATGATGAACACTTTGGCGCGCTACGTGATCAGCATAAGGCCGCGAAGGGGATTTACGGAAGACGATCGTTGGCGTTATGACGCCAACCCGTTGTCGTGCAGTGCGTGTGCGCAGAAGGAAAATCCTTGACACCAATTGCGCCAGGCTGCACGATCACACTACCACGTCACACAAACAATGTAAGAGCACACTCAAAGAGTTTAATTGTAATGGCACGTTTTGGTGACTCGTATCGGCCATACGCCCATAGCAATTGCTCTTGTAACCAGGAAATCGCCATCCGTAACCGGGTGGTGTCCGCCACGCCACAACCGAGTCGAGGTAGTATTCAGAGACTCATGCACCTAGCGAGTGTAATGGCGAGGCAACTCGGAAAGATAAAACCAGATTCGTACTATGTCTTGCCGGACATGTACATGGGAGCCAAACGCGTTAAGTATATCAGGGCAACGGATTACGTTGTGCGAAATGGCTACAGTAAGGAGGTGGCAGGTGTCGTTGCGTTTGTGAAGCTGGAGAAGACGAAGAAACT